ATAATAATCTGTTGTCTAGTGTGAGTACCCCTAGACATGTAAAACAAGTTCCAAATATACTCACTAAGGAAATAACACCCAAAACTAGTTGCGCAAACCAAAAATCCAGTGGACGTTGTTGGATTTTTGCAGCCGTCAATATGCTACGCAGAAAGGTTATTGCCGATAAGAAAATACCCGAATCTTTTGAATTTTCACAAAGTTATGTATTCTTTTTCGACAAACTAGAAAGAATGAACTACAATTTAAAATTGGTTGAATACCTTTCTTCCGAAAATCGTTCTTGGGACGATAGAGTTATCCAACACATTCTCAAAGAACCATTTGGTGATGGTGGACAATGGGTAATGTTTACCAATATCGCAAATAAATATGGTTTAATTCCCAAAGATAGTTATCCCGAAAGCAAACACAGTAGCAATTCGGCAGGCGTAAATATGGTAATGTCTAGAATGTTTCGAACTTTTGCCAAAGATTATTTTAACAACCGAGAAAACTATAATAGAAAGAAATGTCTTGAGAAAACCTGGCAAGTCCTTGTAAGATTTTTTGGAGAACCACCCAAAAAATTTGTTTGGAATTATAAAGCAGATAAAAAAGTTGAAACATTCTCTGGGACACCGAGAGAATTCATGACAGATTTCTGTAAAATCAATTTTGACGATTTTGTATCGCTTACTCATGATCCCAGAAACATCTATAATCGCCTGTATGGCGTAGAACATCTGGGTAATGTGGAAGGTGGCGATGTAGTAAAATATTTGAACATTGATATAGAGCGAATGATAGCACTTTCTAAGAAAGCAATCGATGATAATACACCCGTATGGTTTGGTAGTGATGTGGGACAATTCTTTAATTCGAAACTAGCCATGCTCGATGAAAAATCATTTGACTACGTTGGGTTCTTAGACCTCGACGATACCATGAATAAAAAAGAACGTATCAATTTTTGTGAGAGTCTGATGACGCACGCAATGGTTTATGTTGGTTATAATACGGATATTTATGGTTCTATTAATTATTGGAAGATCGAGAATAGTTGGGGTACAACAGGACCTTATTCGGGAAATCTCATATGTAGTGACAAATGGTTCAGGGAATATACCTATCAATTGATTATTCCCAAGAAATATATATCCGAGGAAGAGAAGAAAATCTGGGCAGGTGATATTGAAAAATCCTTCCCTATTTGGGACCCGATGGGTTCGCTCGCGATGTGAGTGCATTACAAAAACAACATAAAAATCCAATTTCATATTTATGCTTCAGAAGAAAAGGAAAAGGAAGCATCAATATACACATAGTAAATAATTTTATGCGATTGAAACATGGTAAACATAAACACTCCTATGTCGAAGTACCACGAGGAAGGAGGCAATGTGGTCGCTACGAAGACGGCGCCGACACAAGCCATGACGGTCGAAACGACAAAAGAAAAGACGGCATTTACGACTGCGACTGCGGAAAAAGCCGAACTTCTGTGCTTAAAATATTTTAAATTTAACAGAAACAATAATAAGACGTGGCAAGAGTTCATTGCTTCTCTTTGCGCCAAAGACAAAAAGATTTTGGAAAATTCCCGAAAAGAATATCAAAAGGGCGAAAAATTTACGTTGATTCGCGCCATAAAAGAGCAGAACGACGAAATTCCCAAGGGTTTTGACGCATGGTGCGAGGCAAAGTTGCCGTCAAAAAACTCACAAAACATCGAAAAAACTCTTTCTAAGTTTGGCGACGGAGAAGGACAATTCAAAAATTTCAGTGACTTTGCTCAGGAATGGACGAAAAGAGAACTCGACCAATGGTGGAGCCGAAGAAAAAATTATAATGACGGAAAGAATGTAAAAATGATTAAGGCGTTGCTGAACGCCAAAATTCCCCTCGTGCAAAAATGGCTTGAAAGCGAACACCACAAGCATTTTAATAATCCAAAAAGAAAGAGAATAGCGAAAGTCGACAATAGTATACAAAAACTGCTTGGTTTGTTTGGTTGCGGCGAAGGCAAATTTAATGACTTTGGTGAATTTGCTCGGTCTTGGGATCCAAAGACAAATGCCTGTGATACGTGGTATAAACGAAGAACACAATGGAGGGAGACAAAAAAAAATAAGCACATTTTAGCGTTGTTGAAAGCGAAAATTCCAAAAGTGCAAAAGTGGCTCGACAGCGAATATCATAAAACATTTGACGATGACCATAATTATCATGTCCACACGACCAAGGAAGTTCGTTTAAGCAATAAGCAAGAAATGGAAAACATGGATGCAGAAATCAAAGCCAACAAAGAAGAAATTGCACTGATGAAGCTGGAGATTGAGGATTTGAAAAAAGAAAAAAAAGAAGACCGTTTTGCGGTCAATGATTCAGACAGTTTTGCCATCGAATCTCAACGTTATTTTTCCCAATTAGAAGAACTTCTAGAACGTTACGGAGACTACGACGAGTATATAACACAAAAATGCAAACTCCTTGAGCAATCATGGCGCAAATTAATGATATTGGGAAGAAAAAAAGAAAAAAGAAAAATAAAATAAATAAAATAAAATAATTTAAATGTAATCAATAATTTAGTAAGGAATCATTTTTTTAATTCACATTTTCCACACAAATATTGTTTCAAATTATACTGCTTATACTTTTCACAATACTCTCTCAAAACTTCCATCCTTTCTTCCACCAGAGGTTTACACTCAATCTTATCACCATAGACATCGTCAATGGCTTGTAAATTTTCAGAACTCACAAAAATATCTACCAAATCATTGAGTACTTTCAACTCATCATTAATTTCTGGATTAAAATTTTCCATATTACTAATAATCTTTTGAATTCTTACGAAAATTGCGTGAAAATTCAAAAACGACAAAGGACATATATGGTCAATTTGCAATCCTTTTTTACCCCTCTTTCTCTTTATTTCCTTATCTTTGCGCTGCATCATTTCAATAACATTTTCCAATATTATTTCATCGCATTGTATTTCCAATTCTTCTTTATTCGCTTGATAAAATCGCCAATAAACGTAAAAATGCTTGTGAGTTTTATCGATTTCATCGCCTTTCCATATTTTTTTGTGAGTTTTCTTGATATCGTTTACTTGAATTCTAAACTTATGTCTTATATAATCATTAGGACATACTACATGTGATTTACTCAATTCCTTGAGGGTGTTTTTTCTACCATTTGGCGCTATTTCTTGACAATAAGTTGTACTATCAATTCTTTTACAATTTTCGTAGCGATGAAATAAATATTGTGTTTTTCCCAGTTCTGAAATTTTTTTAGAATGTAATTTATACTCAGCAGTAAATTTCCCATTAGAAACATCTATGAAATCACCCTCTTCTAAATTTATCAGTCTTTCTTCGTCAATGGTTTCGCAATCCTTATTTAATTTTTCAAATATATAGAACAATAGTGGGAATGCTGTTAGAAAGAAATTATTCATCGCATCAATTTCTTTGTCACGAATGTGTGTTTGGGTTTTACTATGCTTATTAATGTACTCCCATTTATTATTTTTGTTTCGATTTCAGCGCATCGAAACTTAAACATTGTTTGCCATTCTAAAATCATAAACAATGTCTGCACCAAAAAGAATCCGTGAAATCATTGGTCTATTAGGACACCAGGGCGTCGGTAAAAATTACATCGCCGAGAAAATTCTTCCTGAAATACTCATAAAATCACGTAATACTGTTGTGCTTGCCTTTGCCGATCATCTCAAAATTGAATGTATTTCCAAATTGGGTGCCGACTTCGACAAAGTCTATGGCGAAAAAGACTATGAAACACGCAAATTATTACAAATCACTGGCACTGAAGAAGGACGTGATAAATACGGCAAAGACGTCTGGATTAAAACACTGGAAAACTGGATTAAAGTTTTAAACTCACGGGGTGTCGAAAGGTTCATTATCAGTGATGTAAGGTTCGCCAACGAAGCCGAGTGGGTGAAATCAATGGGTGGCACGGTAATTAAAATCTCTTCCCCCCAACGTTATCAGGCAAGACTTATGAAAGAAAGTTCAAAAGGTGGCAATTCGGAAAAATCTCTTGAAGAAAGAATGAGAGAATTGATGGAACATCCTTCCGAGAAAGAAATCGACACAGTAAAAAGTTTTGACTTTGAAATAAAAAATGATCCAGGTGATAATCCCCGGGAAGAATTGGCCCGAAAAATGATTAAATTTCATCCTTTTCCCTGTGGACTTTCCGAACAAAAATTTATGTTACGAGGTATAAAAAGACACGAGAGTTATATTAAAAGTTTGAAGGTGGGGAATTAATCATTTTAAATGTTTAGACGTTTATATTTAATTATTAAAATGTTTTTATTATTAAATGAAAATATTAATAGCAGGTGTATTCGATTTGTTTCACTACGGGCATATGAAATTGATAAAAAAATGTCGTCAAATGTATCCAAATGATACACTTATTATAGGAGTTCATAGCGATGAAGAATGTAAAAATTACAAAAGAAAACCAATATTAACTTTTGAAGAAAGGAAAAAAACAATAGAAATATTTGGATACAATGATGGTGTTATAAAATCACCATTAATAGAAACAAAAGAATTTTATAATCATAATAGCATAGATTTAACCATTCACGCACACAGTGAAAGCGAACATAGCTATTATATTAATAAATTTTATAGTTATGCGGAAAAAAACAATATGTTTGTTAGAATTGATTATTCATCAGAAATTTCTACAAGTGATATAATTGGGAGAATTTAAAATATTTCTATTATTATAATTAAGATGCCGAGACCCGAATGTAATTGTGGTTTAGACAATACCCTTTATAATGGTATTCAGAATATAATAAAAACACATGATTTGTGCTGGATTCATCCAAATATAATTACATTAAGTTCTATTGCTTTATTATACCCATTATTTACATCTTTTCAAGAAGGTAATGTTTTATGGGTAATAATAATTATTATTATTCGAACATTATTTGATTACATTGATGGGGAATTGGCGCGTAATTGTAATACCGGTTCTAAATTAGGAGCATATTTGGATATAATAAATGATACTTTAGGAAATGCATTATTATTGTATCACATTGTTAAAAATATATTTGGATGGAAAGGTAAATTTAGATGGGAAATATTTTCAGCATGTTATATTTTTGCCATGGGAATAATGTTGTTAATTATGGACCCTTCTGATCACACAATGGAAAATCATACAGCACAATTTTTACACGATAATGTAATCACATGTACATTAGTTGTTTTAATTATATGGATTATTAGTTTAGAGTATTTCAGGAATAAATAAAATGAAAATATAAGTTATTCAGAAGACAATATCAACCAAATGTTATAAATTGGAATATTCAATGAATTGAGATAAATATATCCTTTAAAATTAAATGTCACTATATATTATATGAAAAAATTCAAACAACTAATATTGGGAACGATTTTAGGTTCATTGGGTTTCTTTTATGCGAATTCGAAACCGAGTGGTCCATACAACATTGGAGTTAAAAAATATGAAGAAATCATTGGAATCATCATATTTTCATATTTTGCATATATATCTAAAGAATTAATTTCAACAATAATGTTACAATTTATTAGTGGGTGGCATTTAACTAATTTAACCCACTCCATAATCAAAAAAAGCAATGGTTCATACGTTAACGAATTATTTTAAATTTAAGAGTTTATAAGATTCCAAAAAAAATATTATAATATTCGTTTGTTTCTTCCTACAGTAACCATATATAATATAATATATTATTATATATAATATGTTATATTTAAAAACATTCATATTACTTGTGGTTTCAATAATAATTACAATATTTTCACAAAGAACAGTTGATAAAAAATATAAATCTATGAAAAATAAGGAACCTCTTAATGATATTTTAATCGAACTATTCCCTAATTTAGATGATTATGATTATTTGTGTGATTATTTGGCAGCACTACCGGTTTTAATTCTTTTATATGTGTCTTGGAAAAATAAAAAATTTACAATCATGAATGATTTTATTATGTACATGGCGATAATATATATTTTAAGAAGTATCACTATGTATTTCACTATATTACCGTCTATTAATTGTTATCATCATAAAAAAATTAATTTAATGGGTGGATGTTGCGATAGTATATTTAGTGGACATACAAGCGTTACTCTAATGTCCATATTATTTTTAATTGGCCTTGGATTTCCCACATATATAATAATATATCCGATTTTACTTAGTTTTTTAATAATCTCTTCAAAATCACACTATACAGTTGATGTCATTATATCCTGGTATATAACATTTTTAGTTTATATTTCTATTAAATATCAGTGTGTTCGAAAATATTTTAAAAATTTATTCCTCTAAATTTAAATATCCCCGGTCGAATCGGACAAATTTGCGGTACGACACGCGTTTTGAAATGTTCATGAAGTTCTTTCTGTCCGTCATACCAATGCTTGCGATGTACTCCGCACACTGGGTAACCATGAAGATCGCTCAGAGAACAACGTATTCCCTTTCGGGTAAGATGATTACATCTAATGACCTTAATACCTTTGTTTACCATTCCCTTTTCCCGCAGTTTTTTTATGGCTTTTTGTTCTTTTTCATATTCGTGGTCAGTCATCATTCGAAACTGATGGGTTTTTCTAATAAGTAAGCTATAGGTTTTTTTGGGACAATTTGGAGTATATACCATGCTTCGACTAAATAATTTCAACGTCTTATAATATGCGGTATTCTCAATGAGTTTTTGGAAAAATTTAGCACTTTGTCGATTGACCAAAGCCAAGGAGGAACAAGTCTTTGCGAATTTATCAAAGGACAATATCATCCTATAATCCCTAAGACTTAATACTGAAATTATGTCCATCAATAAAAACCTCTGCTCAAACAGATAGCTGTAAATTTGCCATTCGTTTGGAAAATGAAATCCTTCGATAAAACAAAACATTCCATTCTCTCCGGGAAAATAATCCTCGTATTTGGGTTCTTGTCCTGAGTAAAAGAACATATTTGGGGTTTCCAAAGATTATACACTATGTATTATTTTTAGTGTCTCATTTACATATAATAATGTTTTATTTCCGACTAAACATTATTTAAATCGATTTATAATACAATCTTAAATTATAGCCAACTTAAACAAGTATAATATAATATTCACACGCAAATCAAATTAAATACTTTCTTCATTATTTACAAAACAAACACAATGACACTATTTTCATTAATTCCTCGTAATACACAAAAACTTTTACCTCATTTGCAAAAGACATCCTTTGCAGTACCAAATGTTTGGGGAGAAAAAGATTTTTCACCAAAAAACAAAAGAGACAAAATTCTATATGGTTATCAAAAATATGTATCGTCTTATCTTAGAAGAGACATTGACGATATAGACGGGACACGCTTACCAATTATTCTAGAAAAAGGAAAGGGTCAATATTTGTATGATGAAAATCTACGAAAATATATTGACTTCACATCACAAAATTTAAATATATCATGCGGGCATAGCATAAGAGACATCACTGAAGTTGCCTGTCGACAATTGTTGAAATTATCTAATCATCATTCGGATTTTTACAACGAAGAAATACCCAAACTAGCAAAAAAAATAATCCATAAACTCCCTCCTCACGTTGACGGGGAAGACTGGGTAGTTCATTTTGTAAATAGTTCCTTCGAAGCAAACAATCTCGCAATTACAATGTCTAAATGTGTAAATAAATCACATGAAATTTTCACTCTTAAAAACTCATATCATGGTTTTAATCAGCATAATAACGTTATAACCAGTTCTTTTATCAGAATTGATTGTCAAAAGGGCATAGAACACTTAGAAAACGTTCTAACTTTTGGTACATTTGGTAAAGCAAATTCAATTATTATTGAACCCGCGCAACTATTCAACGATTTAAATCCTTTATCCAAAAATTACATGGTAGAAGCTTTTGAATTATTAAAAGATTGCGGTGGAGTAACCATTATTGATGAAACCATGAGTGGACTGGGTCGTACCGGTAAAAATTTCTGGGCGTGGCGAAATGATTCCTTCCAAAAAACTGTACCCGATATTATTACCATCGGAGAAGGACTGGGAAACGGAATATCAACCTTAGCCGCAGTTGCTACCAGACGTTCAATTAGTGAACATTATTCCGCGAGTTATAATGACCCCATGTATACGAGTACTAGATGTACTAATCCACTTTCATTGGTCTGCGCAAATAAAGTTCTCGATTACATTAAATACGAAAGACTTTCAGAAAACAGTGAAAACAAAGGAGAATGTTTGCAAAGATCAATGTTGAAACTATGTAAAGAATATCCCGAAATATTTAAAGGTGTGAGAGGCATGGGTTTATTAAGAGTACTTGAAATAAACGGTGATAAAGAAATGGCAATACATATCAAAAAAAAATTACTATCACTGGGTATAATAACTGACAGTTGCGGATTAAATGGAAATTTATTGAAATTACAACCTCCGTTATGTGTGGAATACAAAGATATTGACAACGTGACAAAATCTTTGAAAAAAATAGGAGAAAATCTATTGAATGAATTATGTATTGACGGAAGAAATAAATGGACTAAAAAAATCAACGAAGTATATGAAAAAGGTTATGGAAGTTTCTAAATTACAAGGCATTCAATATTTGTTCGAAATGTATGACCTTTTCAAAATGGAGATGTTTGTGTGTTTCATCTGAAAATGTATCCGCGGATGATTTTGGCGGTTGAGTTCCATAGGTTAACCATATCGATGACACCTTTTTTCTTTTTTCCAGGAAACTTTCTGATTTTTTAGATTTTTCTCCTGAATATTCGCCAATCATCAAATATTTGTTATGTTCGGGGAAAAACGTCTCTTCTAAATTCTCAGGAATATATCGCATTTTTACTCGATGTCCCTTTTCTTCCAATTGTTTCTTTAAAGCAACAGCAAATGTTCTTTGAAAATCCGTTGTTTTCTCAAAGGTTTGGTTAATTAATATCACGTGCCATTTCACATCCTTTTCGATCACATTTTCTATCATTAAAATGTGTTTGTTCAGTACCTCAATATTATTTGGACTATATTTGTGCAGTAGTGTTTGATTTTGTCTAGTAATAGTTTTCAAATATTCGGGTCCTTTCCGAGATGCTTTCATGGCGAGCTCCAACGCATCGACACCTTCATTGATTTTCTCATAATAATGCCCTGCTTCCTTGAATGGCTCCGAATTATGTACCATCGGATAATTCAAATAAAACATTTCCAAATGAAGAAAGTTCAGTGGATTGTCATATTGATATGACAGCGGAATTATCTGAAAACTTTTCTCTTTCAATTGTTTTACCACATCCAATAAAATCATTCTGGAATAATATTCAATAAGGTGTCGACGATGAATCTCGAGAGAATCCAAAAATTTACCAAATGATGTTTTTTCCTTTGTTTTCGAAGAAACCTCGGGACTCGCCAATATCATCACCTTGAAATTTCGATGCCCGCGTTCATACAATCTCTCACATATTAAAAGCGGCATCATACATGTTTTCGTTATATTCATATTAGGTTCGGCTATTAATATCGCCGTTTTTGATGACTGTTCCCCTTCTAATGGTGCTTCGGGAGACCAACTTAAATCACACTTCATTTTCTGAATATATCTGTCACACACTGTTGTATTCCAGGTGTATGGTACTACTCTACTCGGCGTGTCATAAGTTGTCTCAAAAAAATCCAAATTCTTCTCATAATTTGGTATCGTCCAATATTCCGACACGTGTTGAGATATTTCCTTTGAATTGTCCTTCACATAGCCATGATTATTAAATATTATGTCCTCTTGATAAATATAATAAACATTTCCGCAATTGTATTTTATCATTTTTACGTTGTTCTCATTGAATAACTTTAAAATGGGTAAATCTACTATTGTTCCTGACAAAAATATCATGGCGTGATAATCATAACATTCCGATAAATTTGATAATGTAATTGGTTTTACTGGGATATTTGTCAAATGAAATTGCTGATAGTGTTGGTCAGCTGTTATTAATTCCACTTTGTAATTAGGGTTTTTTATTAGTGTCTCATACAAAAATAGCGACTGTTGCATACAACCATTCTCGAAAATAGATACTTTCGGCGCATTAATCAATATAGCGATCTTTCGTACTGGTGTTATCCTGGGTAATACTTTGTAACGGTAATAATGGTATAAAACAACTCTATTTCCTCTTTGGGTATCTATCACTTTGGCACAATTATCACTGTGTTTTGCTTCTCTGAATATTTTACCTTTCATTTGACTATTCTCATTGTCCTTCATATCATTAACGATAATATCGTGGAGATTTTTACATAGTAAGTGTCCGTAATTATCTAGAGCTTCTTGAGAAACAGTATAAGCATCTTTTAGGGCTTTGTAAATTATTTCGTTTTTGGGCTCACATCCAATAAACCCTTGAAACATAGTACCTGGGAAATATGTGGATTTTACCGTGAAAAATTGAAAGTCGAGTACTATCTCGTCGATGTTCATGGCTAACATTGCATCAGTGTCGAAATAAACCCCACCACATACATACAAATAATAATAGCGGAATAAATCTGATTTATGTTCTCCGCGTTTGAAAGAGGTGAATTTCTGTTTCACGTCCAAAAATTCTTCTTGAGGATGTTCGTCAAAAAAGCGTAAAATGTCACTATCGTTGAAAAATTTGTATTCCCATCCCGGCGAATAATGACGAATTTGTTCGATTATGTAACTAGGTGGTGATTTTCGGGCTGTTTGTACTATTACCTTAGGAATCATCACGCTTTATTCTATATATGTTGGTAAATTTTAAATTGTAAATTGTTAAAATTTAAATTGTTAAAATTCATGTTTGTTTTAGTATTATATTTTACTGGTAAGATTTTCTGACTTTACTATATAACCCGTCCGAAGCACAATGAAAAAACCCGATGTAGATACTTTAGAAAGAATCAAAATGATGTGCCTTTTTGCCCTCCAATGTTACAAAGTTTCCATGGGCTCTATGCTTTCTCTCACTGTTCCACAGGAATGCGGTGCCGATGGTGCCCTACAAATTTGCACTTTCAGAGAGAATCTGACTCGTACCGAAACTCTCCACACTTCGGCCGTTACTCTCAACTTTTTGACACTCTTCGCATTTGTTGTTAATTATTACCTTGAACTCAAACGTGAAAACTGGTTCATTAAACATTTCGACATCAATCATGATTTTGCCGACAATCATTTGCGTACCGAATTGGTTAAACCTGATTTCATACACGTCAAGGAAAAACTCGATGTTAAAAATAAATTATACTGGAATTCCAGTTTGGCACTTGCTTGTATTTTTATAGTAAATGTAGCTGTATCAACGTTTGATATTTCGACGCGTTTTGCAGGTGGTGCCAGTGCCAATGCTTACGCGAGTTTCATTATTTTGATTGCCATGAAACTGATGAACTCTCTGATGATTTCTTACAATTCGCACAAAAACTGTGCGGCACAAAGTGCATTTTTGACCGAATTCACGTCATTCAATGTATTGGATGGCGACGAACATAATTCCGGAGTCTCGGTAGTACCAGCATTAGATTCTGGTGTTTCCCCAGAGAAAGTAGAAATAGAGATGGTTTAGTTCGTCGTGATTCTCAATTCGGAGAATTGAGAAGATTACGACGAGGTATTTAACTTCTAAAATATCTCCACAATAAATAAACTTTGAAACATGAAAACATTCCTATGGAAATTCCCAATCCTAAATCCGCATACTTATAGTCCATAAATTGACGATAAAGAAGCCATATTAATAGTGCAAACGGATAAATAGAATGCCACATTGTATGCCATCGTAAATAACCTTTAAAATTATTATTATCGCGGGCTCTTCGCGATTCAATTAAAATCATACTTCCGAGTGGAACAACTACCATATATAATATTCGTTCTCCCCAGGCAACGAATATCATATTTGAAGCAATTAACCCTGTATTCACAGTAGCTACTATACGATCTGCGGAATGAAAATAACTTCTTTTTTTATGCATCATAAATACGTCTGCCATCAAAGTCATAAATGATTGAATTATCATTCCCGTTCCTTCTAAGACAGGGGATATTGGTATTTCAGGTTCAATCGAAAAAGTGTGAGGGAAAACAAAAGCCATGAGAAAACCTATTAAGGTATAAGAAAACGAAGAAGCGCCATAAATTGTGAAAAATAAATTTCTCGGTTCAAGCAATCCATTATTTCGCCATTCATCGGGGCTCAAACTATTAGTATCTAATAATGGGGCAAATAATTTATAAAAAAAAATATGGTCATGTGGATTCGTTACCGCATTATAATGACTCATTTGTTTATATTACAT